TTTTCGACAGGACACACTTCGTCACATGACTTTTATTCTCAATGCCCGCTACTTTCTTGTTACGTACCCGCAATCTGACGGGCTCGATGAATGGGCCGTTAATGACCATTTCGGATCACTTGGAGCGGAGTGTATCGTGGCCAGAGAGAATCATGCTGTTAGAGGTACTCATCTCCATGTTTTCTGCGATTTTGGACGAAAGTTTCGATCCCGACGAGCCGACATCTTTGATGTTGGAGGCTTCCACCCGAACATTGAACGGTCTAAACGCAATCCTCGCAAGGGTGCACTCTACGCGTGCAAGGACGGAGATATTGTTGCAGGAGGCCTCGACGTCCCTGGACTCGCCACTAGTATTGTTTCAGCAGCTCAAGACCCGGGGGCTACTCTTGTCTGCGCGGAGAGTCAGCGAGAATTTTTCGAACTTGCTGAGGACATCTGTCCTTGGGACCTCATCACGAAATTTGGGAGTATGCACGCCTACGCAAAATGGAAATTCCCCGAGTTGGCAGAACCATATGAGAATCCCGCCGGGTTCACCCTTGCAGATGGAGCTTTTCCTGACTTGGTTAGCTGGAGAACTGGAGCTCTGGAACACTCAGGTAAGTGAATCTTGTCCGTCGTTCCGGTGTACCGCACGGCCCCTCCTCCCTTCGGTCGGTCCCCCGGAGGGGGGCTCGTGCTATCACCTACACTCGAGGACGCTTATTTCACATCTCTACTAGGGGTTTTTTGAGATGATATGCTGACTAAGCGTAGGAGGAAGAATTAAGTCTCTAGTCTTGATCGGGGATGCCTTGACTGGAAAGACCACGTGGGCGAGGATGCTAGGCAACCATCTGTACATGAAAGAGAGGTACAATGCCAAGCAGGCATCACTGGCAGATGGTGTCGATTATGGAGTCATCGATGACATCAGCGGAGGAATCAAGTATTTCCCGCATTGGAAGAGTTGGTTTGGAGGTCAGCCCCACATCCAAGTGAAAATTCTTTACAAGGATGAGAGGTTGGTCAAGTGGGGCAAGCCTCTGATTTGGATTGCAAACAGGGATCCAAGGGATCAGCTGAGGGACATGGTCTCACGGGATTATTCTGAGGAACAGTGCAACAATGATGTGTATTGGATGGAGGGGAACGCTATCTTCGTAGACATCAGGCAGTCTTCCATTATTTCTCATGCCAATACAGAGTAGAGTTAGCCTGTACAAGAATGATATCAGCGGCTGCGCCACCAGCACCAGGATAGAACATGTCCATGACGAAGTAATCGCCCATTCCTATCTTCGAATCTACACTTGTGTAACTTGTACTTTCTTTGTCGCCGGATTCGTCATCATCGTACTGAAGGTTCTTATTCATGCCGTGCCAAAGCTTGGCTTCCTTAATGGTACCGTTGGCGTTACCAGAGCGAAGAAGAGTAACCTTGTCGTATTTAAGGTTAATACGAGAAGTGTCGATAGGTGCGACGATGTAATCGATCCAATCGATACCCTTAGCGCCCTTGAAAATAATGGCATCATGATTGTTGATGGTGTTGGACTGTGCGTTGTTGAGCTCGTTAAAAAATAGGCGTTGCATGCCACCGGTGGTGTCGAGGTAACGATTGGACGTTGAGGTGGGGGTGTCCGAGGTGGAAAACCTAAAGAGGTCATCCCCCTTCAAGGTGAAACAGATGCGACGCCAAAACCAAGGGAGGCCGGTGGAGGTCTGAATGCGGATGTGCTCGGACAACCCTTTCATGTAGCATGACGTGGAGGTGCGAGCTGCGGCCAAGGCAACTGTGCCGAACGATCCGTCTTGAACCGTGAGGTCCTGTGCCGTGGCACACCAAATAGATCTTCCACCAAGATTTCCGGTGAGAAAATAATTAGTTGCGACATTAGGAATGCTTGTGCCGCTAGTTGACGTGTTTGCCCAGGTGAGCATGCCGTTCCGCTTCTTCCGGCTGGTTTTGTTGAGGATGGTCCGTGTGGACATTGCGCGATTTTTGCGATAGGTGCGCTTCTTTGTTGGGTAGCGACGGCGTGCGCCACCACGCTTCGCGGAACGTCCGATTGGCCTTCTTGCCCGTGATGAGTAGGACTTGCGTCGGTAGGCCATTTTGTTGGGACATGATGACGCATGTTGGGGGCCGTGGCCACTACTTATAGTTGTGTCCTGTGTCCTGTGTCCTGTCTGATAATATTA